GACAAGTCCGCCTCTTTTTCCTTGTTGCTAGATGTGTTTAATAGAACTTCTTCTTTAATTTCTGTCATTTTTCATTCTCCTTTTTTACTTAAATATGTCTGACAAGTCTTCTTTCATTTCACGTAAATCATAGAATTGGTCTGTAGTTGCTGAACTCTTATGCCCTAATAAGTGCTGAACTTTCTTTAAGTCTCCACCGTCTTGCAAAATATGTGTAGAACGAGTACCACGTAATAAGTGAGGATTAACTCTACGTCCTATGATATCAGAAATTATTTCTGAGCACCAGTAGTTTGGAGCATTGATATTCAACTTATTTATTTTCCCACCATATTTAGAAACGAATAAATATGGTGAATTATCTTCTCCTCTGACTTCTAGCCATTTCTGAATAGCTTCTTTTGCTACATCGTCAAAGAATAGTCGTCTACGCTCTCCTTCTGCTCCTCCACCTTTTGCTCTAAGTTCGTGAGTTACGTAGATATTTGCTTCGTCCTCACTCTTTTTTGGCGCTGGCTCATAGTTCACTATTTCTTTTTTTAACTCTAAAAGTTCTGCTCTACGACAACCAGAAGAATACAAGAAATGCATACCAGCTAAAATCTGCCACTGTTCATTTTCTTCTAGTGTTTTTATTATAAGGTCAAACTCTTCTTTTGTCAACGGCACTTTACTGTAAACTTTATTAGTAACTTTTAACTTTATTCCATCTACGAAATTTTTAAATTTTTCAAATCTATCGTCATCTTCATACATAGTGATAAGATACTTATTCATTGAGGAAACAGCACTTCTTTTCATTTTGATGCCATTTGAGGAAACTCCTCTACGTATTAGTGAGTTTTGATACCTCATAAACTCTTGCTTTTTAATATTGTATACAGGCTTATTCTGTAAATTTTCATACACCCAAAAATAGAAAATTCTAAGAGCTGAAATATATTGTTTCATTGACTTAGGGGATAGGTGGGTTGATTCATATAAAAACTCTTCAACAAATTCTCTGTTTTCTTTATTTACTAATTCCCACTTTTCATCTGTTATGGCATCAGATTTTTTAGCTCTTTCTCTGAGCATGTTTAATTCTATTTCTCTCTCTTCTTCTTCCAAATCCTCTAAAAAATCTAATTCTTCTTGTGAAATGTCCTGCTTCTTTTTTACCATTGACTATCATTCCTTTTTATTATATGATTAATTTAATACAACATTTCTTAGGAATTGCTCTAGTAAAATAATCATCAAAAAAAGCCATACTAGATATTCTCCAGTATGGCTTTTGATTTTGTAAGCTTACACTCGCTCTGAGTGAATTGTACGCCCTAGCTTACTAGAACCAGTTGGAGGTGTTACACGGAAATTCATCTCTGGGATATAAACCTCTCCATTTTGTAATTGCATTGAGAAAGCACCATCTGGAATAGCTTCATCAAAGATAAAGTAAACATCGTGAGTGATAATAGCTTTTTCACGGTCATATGCTACAGTGCGGTAAGTGATTTTATACTTATTACCAAATTTCTCTGCGTCAAATTCGATACCTTGACCAGTAACATCATCTAAGTAGTAAACATCTAACTCATCGCCCTCAACAGCTTGAAGAGTAGTAACATCAATTACTCCAGCAGAAGGTACTAAGTCATACTGTTTACCGTCGATATCTTCTACTCGAACGGCTGTCAATGCAGACTGAGCAGTAGGAAGAGTAATCTCCTTAACGCTTGCATTAAGTTTTACAGGAAGATATAAAACTTTTCGAACTTTCTCTGCAACATCTTTCATAGTGTCCCCAGAAATTAAAGCTAGGAATTCAGATTTAAATGTGGCAGAAGTGATTTGTAAAGAAATATCTTTAGAAGTACGTAGTAAGTATGCTAATTTATTACCAATACCGCCTCGTAAGTCAGTAGAGTCTACTGTCTGTTCAATTGCTGAAATTTGTGCATACCCTACGTTGTAAATATTATTGCTTACAAGGTCTTCTAAAATAACCTCGCAAGTGTCTTGAATAACTAAATCTCGTGTCATTAGTTGTTTCCTCCAATTATATAATTATTATTCTACTTAAAAATATCAGTAGACAGTTTATCAAAATCATTTTTAGCGATTACAGAGTTGTCCTGTTTATTAAATAGGTCAATTTTCTTAGCCCAAGAGTCTACTTTAACATCAGCGCCCACAGAGCGGTATAAAGTAGTAGTATCATATGCGACAATTGCGTCTATTCTCTCAAAAGTTGCTTGAGCTTGATACATAGACATTTCCTCAACTTCAGCAAAGGAGTGGTTAGTCTTCGCAACTATAGATGTAACAAAATCTGAAAGTTCTGGCGCATCTTTGTTTTTTTTAAGTCTTTCTTTTTTATCTATATCGAACCAATATTGGAGCTCTTCATTTTCTGAGACTTTTTCTTCTTTAATGATATTCATATCTAAAATAAGCTTTCTCATGGCTAAAAAAGACTCATCCGATTTCATAATATCTTGAATAATTTCTATTACTATATCATTCTCAAAATTATTACAATCTAATACCTTACAAAAGACATTTACATAAGACTGAAAAACTTCAGGAAAAGAGTAAACAATATCTAAAAGTTTTTCTGTTTTAAATTCTTCAAACTTTTTTAAGGCATCTTTATCTTTTTCTGGAATATTTTTTCTTAGTGTATAATAGAAGTGCAAGACATTTAATCCGATAAAATTTAAAGAGTCTTCCAAATCTATATGCTCCCCCATAGTTAAAAATCTAACTTTTCCGAAAGGTGTATCTACTGGTTTTTTAAACAGATAGTTACCTTTTTTAACTATTAACTCCATACTCTTCTACCTACTTGACTCTTGTTGTTAGTAAATTTAAATCTATAATCCATTCTTCTAAAGCTTTTAGGGGCTTCACGAGGGTCTGCGCCAACATATTCAAACATACCAAAACCAGCCATTTGATTTTTATGAATGAGTAAATCAAAAACTCTATCTCTAATTCTGCTCATCCGCCAATCAGTTTCATAGTTTTCATGTATGAGAATACTAATTAAGACTTCTTGGTCTACTATAAAAGCATTACCAAATTTACTTCTGTCTTTTCCTTCTTGTATATACATTATACACTTAGAGTCTTCTGACTTATCAGTTCTTTTGTCACCTTTGCGAATGCGGTCATTTACAAGAGCCCAATACTCTTTTGAGTTATTCACGATATCTGGTAAATTTTCATCCAAAGGGTCTAAAAGAACTATTTGCTTTTCTTCATCAAAGCCTTTTGGCTTGTAAGCAAACAATCGCATTAGCCACTCATCATTTATTAAGACTTTCTCAATATTGTTCATAAAATGATATAGAGTACCTTCTCGAACTGGCTCTGGAAATTTATTGGTCATAAGTATTCACCACTCTTTGTAATCTTACTTCCCAATAACCTCTTTTTTTACCATCACCAAATAAAACAATGCCATCAGTTAGAATATCTGTAATTTTATACTCCCCTGTGTCTCTTGGTATAATTTGATTGATTATTGGTATAGCTTCTCCCTCGACATACGGAAGATATGCTGTCATTGAACCTTCTGGAAGATTAAGCTTACCGTTATTTATTACTGAGTAATCTTTTGTAGTAATTGCAGAAGGTTTCATTATAAATTTTGGTTTTTTAGCTATGATAGGTTCTCCATTTGGTTTTTTGTCAATTTCAACTTCTTCAACCCCAATTAATATTGGAAAATCAAAATTACATAGCTGTCCTATTAATTGAGGCATTTCTTTATGCGTTATCATATCTACAGCTATATACGTAAATCCGTCGTGACAAATATAGTCCCCTATATACACACAGCTATCAGGTAAAAAAAGGAATCTTCTTCTTTTATAGGTGTCTACATCTGCTGGAATTGTGGGCACTTTAACACTTTCATCCATGTTAAGAAAGACATCTTTTCTTGCTGGAGAATCTAAGATATAAGCAACTTGTGAAGCTTTCGTATCTGTGGACATTATTTCTGCCATGTTTGTGCCAGCAGATAAAACTCTTTTTCTGTACGAAGCTAGGCTCATATCCTACACCTCCAAATTTTCAATCTGTTGCTGAATTAAACTAGTTGTATTTAATATTTTTTCTCTTATTCTAGAGTGATTACCCTCATATTCTACTAGGTCTAAAAGCTCTTGAAGACTTGCATGAGTAGAAAAATACCATGCTCCATGTGGCAATGGTTCAATTATAGAAAGAACATGTGATAATTCTCTTTCTAAATTGTGTACACATTTTTTGATGTATGGATTTTTCTTTTCATAAAGTGGCAGAATTTGCCAAATAGAATTTCGGAGAGTAACTAAATAATCTTTATATTCCTCTAAATGGAGGTCTCGCATTGTTATTCCTCTCCCTGTTAAACGATTCTTTGATATTAATTCCACTGTATGAATATCTACTCATTAAGCCATCCATGTCTTTTTTTATGCTATCTTTTACCTTGTTAAGAGTCTCTAGCTGTTTGGCTGGACTGTATGACCTAAAATCTTTTGGAGTCATAGATGAAGATAGATTTTTCTCGTCAAGAAGATGAGTATTCATATATACTAAAGTCATCCCTTTTCCAAGAATTTGTTTTTCTGTATGACTCAAAGAGCAGTAGAACTGCTTGGCTGTGGTATCATATCTTTCTACATTTGTTCTAGACATAGTGAAATATGATATACTTCCCAATAACCATCCTTCTTGCTCTTCTTCTAGAGATATATCATCTAATAGCGCTAGTTTGTAAGAGTTGATGTTTGAAAGGAAAATATCATATATCTCACTAAAAGGAGTTGCCATAAAACCCCTCCTATTCTAAAATATCAACATCGGCTAAATCTTTAATAATTTGAACAACCCGCAAATCACGAAGACCACCATTATTTACTAAACGTTTTGCTGTTTGTAGTACTGTTAGTTGCATAGCTTCTGGCATTTTTACGAATACATCTGGAAGATGTTCTGGCTTTTTAAGTAGTTCAACCACCTGTTCCTCTGTGTAAACATGATTATATAGGTTTGTTAAATTTAGAGCTTTTACTGCATCCTCATCTAAAATAATAATCCATGCACTTGTTAAATGTGTACGAGACTTACCAGATGCCATTACTCGTAACTCTTTAAGAGGTACATCAATAGTCTGACCATATTCTTCTAAATCAAATGCGAAACCATTTGGACTGCGGTATCCATATCGTCCAGTAGTGTTATTCATTACAGTTATCTCATCTGTTTCTTTTAAAATTCGTTTTTCCACTTTAACTTCTGTAGAGTCAGCAGGTTTTACTGTAGTTTTACGGGCTGGTGTTTTTTTAATTTCTGTCATTTTTATAGTTCTCCTTGTATCTTAGAATTAGACATGCTATAATTAACATGTCTAATCTAGTTTTATTTTTAAAATTTTAATAGCCTATTAGCTGAAACGAATAATACCATATTTGTTAGTGTAAGAAACTGCTACACCAATCTTTTGAGTGTAAACGTGCTCCAATGATTGGTCACCATTACGATTTTGCTCTTCATGAATGAAAGCAGTACCCTCAGTAACAATCTTAACGAATTTGTCTGCTGTTGCAGGCAAGATTAGTAAATCTTTGTTTGATAAGTTGAAATCATAAGTACCAGCTTTGAATGATTGAGCTAAAGCTACAGTTTGGAATCCGTTGAATGTACCAACATGACCTAAAGCATTATACTGGTCTTTTACAGAATCACCAGCATAAGATGGTTTTAGTGGACGAAGAGCAGACTTAGTACCTACAATCATAGCAGAGCCATATAGCGCTTCGATATTCATACATACGTCAACAATCGCTTCTTCGTCATAAGTGCCAGTATACTTGAATAGAGGGTCAATATCATTGTAAGCACCGTATAAAGCTTTGCTTACTAATACGGCAACTTCACGCTCATATGAGCGTACTACTTTATCAACAATTTGAGTCCAGTTAACACGACCAGCTAAGAAGCGATAAAACTCTTCGTAAACCTTAATGCCTAATGTTTTAACAGCAACCTGAATTTTACCATTGTCTAAGCGTTGACGACGTAGGTTTGAAGTACCATCAGTAATAACTGCTACTTCAAATAGTTCAGGATTGACTACGTCAAATTCAATAGAATCTCCCCATGCCACGTTGCGAACATCTGCAAAAGTACCCATCTGCTCTTCTAAGCGGTCATTGATAATAGGAGCAATAGTTTCTTCGATAATAGCAAAAATATCATGTTTATGCTTTTGATATAATCGAGGTGTCATTTCTGTAACACCAATAGTCTTTAAAATTTCTTGGCGTAGTACGTCTTCTGCGTCTACTCCTTTCGCTTGGAACTCATGAACATTTCCACGAGTTAAGTCAATTGCTAGTTGTGTATAGTTATTATTAAATACTACTTTCATAATTTATAATTCCTCCGATTTTTTATATTGTTCTTTTTTTTGTTAGGCTGTAATAACACGAAGCAATGCCATGTCTCGTTTATCCCAACCAAATTTAGTTAAGCGTTCTACTTTGAAAGTAGTACGTTCTGTACCGCCAGCAGTTTTATAGCCATAAGTAGCAGTATCGCCTGTAACGATATCGTTTTTAGCAGGAGTTGCTGTAAATAAAGCTTGCTCTACTTGGAATTTGTCTCCAACTGTTAAGTGATAAGCACGAGTCTCTAAGCCAGCAGGAGTTGTAAAGTCTAACTCATCCACTCGGCGATTGTCGTATTGTACTTCTGGTCGAGCCACTAATAGTAACTCTTCTGTTGCTGTAGGTGCGATTGCCTTTAAAGCTTCACGATTATCTTCAATTGCTTCTCCTAGTGCGATAAGAGAACCATTTGGTAGTGCTACTTCTGCTACCACTGTTTCAATATTACCGTTGTCTGTTGCTTGTAGTTTATCTAAATTTACTTTAGCCATCTTATTTATTCCTCCAAATTAATTGTTTTTATTGTTTTTTAGCAAGATAGTTATTAATTAAGCTATCGTACTTGCCTGTTGTTTTTTGACCTTCTTCAAATAGATGAATATCATTTTGCTCATTTTCATCCTTAATAAATGAGAAGTTTTGCTTGCCAATTTCCATGAATACTAGAGACTCTAACTCTGCTACGGTAGCAGTAGAATTTTCTTCTAAAATTTTCTCTAGTGTTTCTGACTCTATCTTCTTCGAGAATTTTTCTTTGATGCCTTCAATTTCTGTATTACGCTTAAATTCACGTAAGTCTCGTAATTCTTCTGCTTGTGTGTCAACAATACCTTTTTGAGCTTCTTCTCGTTTTAAGAATTCTGCTACTTGAGCTTCAAATTTTTGAATCTCTTTCTCAAAATTTGATATAGAAGTAGTTTTCTCTGTAAGTAAAGTGTTAGCAGTCTCAAGCTTTTCTGTTAAGTCAGAATTAGTTTTTGTAAACTCTTCTACTGTAGCTTCGAATTCCTCAACTTTTATTTTTAAAGGATTTTCAGCAGGGGTGAAAGCAAGTTCATACTCTTCTTTAGAATCTAATTTAATTTCTACCTTATCTTCGACCACTGAGAACTCTGCAATATAATTTTTACCATCCTCTAAATCTGCAAAAATAACTTTTTCATTAGTGTGGTCTACATATTCAAACTTTGAAGTTTCTTTTTCATCTTTTGTGAAAACATTTTTGACTAATTCAGAAGATAGTAATTCTGAAAGTTGTCGATGTGTAAATAAAAATTCTTTATTATCTTTTTGTTTAGACACGTTTTTGCCTCCTTCTTTATTGCTAAATTGTAAATCTTTCATCATTTCTGCTAATTGTTGTTTCAAGCTGTTGTCCTGTTTGCTGTACATCATAATAGAAGCTGATTCGAAACAAGGTTCCACCTCACCAGAGAAATCGTCTCCTTTAGCAACTCCTAAAATACAAAGTGCTGTGAACATGAAGCTCTTAATATTAAAAACCGTTTGTCCATCTATTTCTTCAAATTGACCATCTGTAACTTCAATTTCCATAGATTGGTTGTAAGTTCCTTGTTCTAATAATGTTCTTAATTGAGGATATCGACCAGTCCAGAATTTTACTTCATCTGCAACTAAGTAGTCTCTAACGGTTCCATCTTTTTCAACAACTTTTTCCCAGTAAAATTTAGAATTTTCTGAAACAAATCCGTATGCAGATGTTGTGTCGATATATTGTACTTTATCATCTTGAATAACAACCTTACCACCGTGACCGCCAAAATTATCGGTCTCTGGTAGGTATTCTCCAACAATAGGAGTTCCAGCTAATGTAGGTAGAGCTCCAATAACAGAACTTTCTGAAAGATGTGAGTTGTTTCTATTAATACCAGTATACAATATTCTTACTTTCCCAATAGAGAACATAGGATTATCTTCCATTGGTTGTACGTTGAAAATTTGTATAGCTGAACTAATCATATTTTTTGTTTTTGCTACTGCTCCCATGCGCTTCTTCTCACCTCCTTTAAAGGAATTTTATTAATAGCTATTCTCGATTTTGATTTGATTCGTTATCTCTAGTTTGTTGTCCAGAATCGGAAATTTGAGTGTCTGAAACAGGAGGAGCTCCAGATTCAGCAGTCTCTTTTCCTGTTAGAGTGTAAGAAGTTTTCAAAGGTCGAAGCCTATCTGTGAGTTTTAAAACGTTAGACTCAAAATCCACCTCATTAATAAATTCATATGGATTTGAACCATAAGCCGAAGCTACATGAGTAGGTGGAACAATACCACTTTGCGCTCCTTTCAATAAGTCGGCAGAGCGCTCTTCTCTGTTAAAATGCGTGATATCTAAGATTCTAAATTTATAGGCTACGCTAGGATATTTATTTTTTAGTCTGAAATTCATAATATTTTCTACTTGTCTATAAAATCTGTATACTATTTGCTCATTTGCTTTTATAGCTTGACCTAATCCTATTGAGGTTGTTGAACTCGCTAGTTGCTGAGGTAATCCAGCTCCTTGGTATGACTGTTCAATAGCATTATTAGTATTGTTCTTATCTGACGTGTTACGCTCTGTTTTTACTGCTGTTACTTTCATAGGTGAGGTAAACATTGCCACACCGTCTGGCAGTCTGCTGTTTGCCAAATCATCAAAGTCCATAGCAATTGGTAAACTTATAGCGAATTTATCTAGTTCTTGCTCATCTGTAGGAATATGCTGATGTAGCATTAGGAAATTATCAATTTCTGCTCTGTTTTTTTCTAAATCTTTGTAAAATCCTATGTCAGCCAAAGATGGGAATGAGCTTGCAAAATAGGGAAGTCCATACGTTAAATCATCATTTACTTTTAAACAAATAGTATAGTTAATATCCAACTGTTGCCAATTTTTACCAGTTCTTTGATAGCTAGCATAAAGTTTTTGAAATTCCAATGGATAAGACTTGATAACTGGATTATTATTGGTTACAGAATTTTTTGAATCAAAAAATGAAAAGTCAAATTGAAAACCATAAATACCATCTGGGTTTATGGTTGATACTCTGCAATAGTCTGGATTAAGCTTTAGTATAGAGTAAGAATTGTCAGACTCTCTTTCATAGCCAAAGAACCAGTCTTCTTTTAGTGCATGTCGAAAAGCTTTAGCAAACTCATCGTTCATTTTCTTGTTGTCGATATATTTTGTTGCTTCTCGGTACATTTTTTCTGTGGAGCTGGCACTTAGTTTTCTTCCTGATGCTGTATCTATAGAAAGAGTCCATGACCAAACAGGCATTCCAGCGAGAATAGAAACCCACCATCTATAGATAGGATTAGCCCCATAAAGATAGTTGGATAGCTCTCTTAGACGCTGTTCATTGCTAGCTGGGTTTTGTAGCCACATTGTAATCATTTCTAGAGTATAGTAGCTACCGCCACGATTCGAGCCGATAGCAGAATTCTTTGATATATTTAAATCTTTAAAAGGCTGTTTAGCAAATTGCCCATGAATTCTTTTCATTCCGTCTTCTAGCTGTTGCTTATATTCTTCTGTTAAATGGAAATTATTCAGTTTTTGTTCTTTTTCTTCTAGCAAGATATCACGTCCTTTCTATAGTTTTAGAACATCATTCCGTTTTGTTTTGTTTTATTTCTAGTGCTCATACGAACTTTAAATGCTTTAGCATAGTCTTCTGCTGAAACTGTGTTACGTTTTCTCTCTTTTTTAAAAATATGGTCAACTAGGAATAGCATATAACTAAATGATGAATATTTATCTTTACGTCCACTTCTAGGAGCTTTAAGACTGACTTGTTTAAGGTCGTTATATTCTCCTTCTAAGTTCATCATTTCATTAATTAGTAGTGTTGTTTGAATAAATGTGCCTCTAAATCTATTCTTAGTTATGGCATCTAGAGATTTAAAGCCTTCAATTTTTTCTAGGTATTCATCTGCTTCAGTTTCATGAATAGGTAGTTTAACGCTACCGTTTTTAATTAGGTTTTTAGTTAAGTATGCTATATCACTATTAATCTTTGCAGATGCTTTCATAGTATAAATACATTTCTCAGCATGTGGGTATGGACACACGTCTGCTTCAGATGGGTCATTCATAGAAGTTAAAGGAGGATAATCGTATCCAGTTTCTGGGTCAGTCATTCCTAATACTAAAACATGGTAAACTCCAATACCGCCACCGTTAGCATCCAATATTCCATAGTCTACATCAAATTCTTTTTTTAGCTGATTGAATCGCAAAGCCTGCTCTTGAACAAGCTCTCCTTCCATAGCTTCTGCATGCATTAATGTAACTTCATATCCAGTTTTTGTTGGAATTGCTCTACACACATGGAATGATGAAGCATCGGCATTTTTCTTGTTAGATGTCGCTATGTCGAGAGATATAAAGCGTAGCTCACCTTTTTCTCTAGGTGGCATTAGTTTTTTATCTCTTACCATATCTGACAGTTCTTTTGGGTATGACACTTTTTTGGTTTGACGAGCTTTATAAATATCTTCAAACTCGAAGAAAGCATTTTCACTTTCACCTTGCCATAAACATTCCATTTCCATTTGCCACATAAGTTCATTGAAGTCTGACTCTGCCATCTCGTCTAAAACTTGTTGACGTAATAATAACTTTTCTTTTACTGGCAACTGATACGGAAGTCCGCATATAAAATATTTACGTCCTTCTGTCATAGCTTCAAAATAAGTTTTAGCACGTTCCCAAGACCAGTGGGACTTAAACCAAGCAGAAGAAAGATAAATCTCTTTGTTTCGCTCTGGTTCATAGTTTTCGTACTCAGGCTTTTCCATAAATGGCGCTTGACGTGGTGTAGATAAGAATTTACGTAAAACTTTTTGAATGATTGCAAAATCAACCATACGGAACTCATCGACGATAATTACGTGTGCACGAGCAGAACGAGCATTATCATTTGATGTTACTACACGTATAACTGAGCCATTTCTAAATTTAATATGAGGGTCATTAGTACCTAGTCTCGGCTCACCCTCTATTTCACGAGCTAGGTTAATAGACTGACTCCTCAGTTCGTCTATTTTTTTCAATACTGATATAGCTTGCCCTTTAGTCACATTGTTAACGTAGAAGCTTTTTATCCTCTACTTCTTGCAATTTCTCGCAAGGTCGGTATACATTTCCACCTTCAACTTAATGGTCAGGTGTCGGACACTCGTGGATGAGTTATATTCTGCTTTTAGCAGTTTCATCATCTATACTCTACGATGCTATGTATTCTTTAGATACACAGTTATCTCGGTATTACCATATCTTACGACTTAGGTTTCACCGATATTGCCCGATTACAACCTAGTGTTTCTACTAGATTAGGCTGTGTCGAAACAACCAGAGGCTACAACTATAATACTATGCGGATACAGTATGGCTCGATAACAAGCATATACTGCGGATAACCATGACTTCCCTTGCAATTTGTTATCATAAGAGCTTTTTATCTCTTATTTCTATATCTTGTTATTTGATATAGTTCAGCATATATTTTTACCATATCCTTTTTAGGACTTAGGTATCGAAGACTCTTGGACGCTTCATTAGAAGCAACTGTTTAAAACAGTCTTTATTATATTCTGTCTACATATTTAAAAACGTAATTGTGGTGATGGTTACTTTTCTTTCTTAAAACTCTGTAAATAGGAGATAAATTTAAATTTAATGTCTTTGCACACTGTTTTACACTATCAAAAATAAATAATAGTTCACCATTTTTATAGTCATAAACATATATTTGTTTATTTGAATAGGTCGTTTGTTTTAATCCAGTGTTTAAAGCGTGGGTCATATTTTCACTTTTAGTACACCATTCTAAATTCTCTTTTCTGTTATCGTGCTTAATTCCATTGATGTGATTGATATCTGTCTTGCCTTCTTCTTTTTCTAAAAAGTAAAAAGCTACTAGTTGATGGACTCTAATACTCATCTGCTTTCCGTTTTTACACAGTAAAACAGATTTATATCCATCTTTTCTTATGCTTGGTGTCAAGACATGACCATTTCGTAAATTTTTAACATTCCCTAAGTCAGAGACTGCGTAGCAGTCATAGTAACCTTGTAATACAATATATTTTTCCATTTAAAATTCCTCCTGTTGTTTTGCTAGTATTTAAGCTACAACTCTTTAGACAGTTTCAAAAATCTATGCGTTACGGTGCTAAACATCTTTTAACTTGTTTAGTTACCTCGGTATTGGCATTTCAGCGTCTACCGATTTTCCTCGATTTAATTACCCTAAAGTTTCCAATAGGGAGAGCCATTATATTAACCCCTTGAAGCCAAGTACATAAAATAGTGGTTATGTTGCATAGCAAAAATCAGTATTGCTTGGAACATTTTAAGTTGAAATCCTAAATATTCTTTAATCATCATATCAGGTCTAAATCTATATAGTGCAACTCGCAAAGCAATTACGCTCATAGTTTTCTCGTATTTGCTTTCTTTCTTACGCATATTTTTTCCGGCTTCAACAGGGTCTGCCTTAGTTTTTTTATTGCGGTCTACTTGGAAGTTTTTAATGCTTGCCATCTAAATCTTCCTCATATTCATCATATTCCTCAATTTCATCATCCACTTCA